GTCCGTTGTATACGGAGATGTTATAGGTCGCCCCGTCCGTTGTGGTCACGGTGTAAATATCGGTGGTGCCAGGCGTATGGTCGCCCTTGGTAAGCTGAATATCCTTGATTCCATTACCCGTAGGGCCTACCAAATCGCAGCCGATTCCGCTGTCGATGTACTTCTGCTGAGCAGCATCCCAAATCCACCAGGTTCTATCCTGCGGCTTGGGCGGCTTACCGCTGTACTGCTGAGCAGAGAGAGCGCTTGCAGCGGCTTCTGTTTCAGATACTTTTGCCTTGTCTCTGGCATCCTCCGCATCAGCCTTTGCTGTTTCGGCGGCCGTCTTAGCCGCCTGAGCAGCCAATTTTGCCGCTTCAGCATCATCCTTAGCAAATTCTGCGGCAGTCTTTGCCACCAAAGCAGCATTTTCCGAAAGCTTCGCCGCATTTTGACTGACGAGAGCATTATCCCTCGCGGCCTCTGCGTCATCTTTGGCAGCTTCTGCGGCATTCTTATCCGCCGTAGCTTGAGCGCCCAATGCCTCCACATCTGAGCGGATTGTCTTAGTCCGTTCCTCAGCAGCTTTTGCCTCTGCCTCACTCTGAGCGGCAGCAGTCTGAGACGCAGCAGCCTCATTGGCTTTTTGAGTGGCGACAGCCTCAGAATTGACGGCCGCCGTTTCAGAAGCTTTTGCCTCTACTGCGGCAGTGGTAGCCTCAGTGGCCTTACTGATAGCATTCAACTCCGACGCCTTGGCACTGGTCTCGGAAGCCTTGGCCCGGTCAGCGGAACTCAGCGCCTCTCCGGCCTTTTTTGTTGCGGTGTCAGCGTGACCCTTGGCCGTGTCTGCGGAGGCCTTTGCAGAGTCCTTGGCAGTGGCAGCAAACTCCATGGCATTAGACGACTCTGTATTCATAGCCGCCAGAGCATCATGGATGGAGCCGCGAACCTCTTCGCCATAGACAGCAGTCATGATCTTTTGCAGATAGGTGCTGATATTAGCCAATGAAAATCACCTCTAATCTTCCAGCATCCAATCAATGCTCAGAACTTCCTCGCCACTAAGACAGCCGATGGTTTCCTCGTATCTGGCCGTCATGATCTCAACCTCATGCTCCATCTCATTGAACGGAGCCAACTCATCACAAAAGAGCTTGAAGTTGGGGGAATCGACTTTTACGCCAATAATAGGACGACCTCTATCGTCTTTTGTTTCCTCTCCATATTTCTCAATAAGACTATTGCGAAACGCCTCATACTCTGTAAGACATTCAGAGAGAATGCGATAGTTTCGGGCGGCGATGTACCCAATTTTATCCCGATGGGACAGAATAGGCTGGAGCTGGTTCAACATTGCAACCATCTGAGCATTTTTCAGTTTTTTCTTCACACTTCATCCTCCTATTCAGAACTGAGGCCATGAACACGCGCACTTGCGAATTCAACATTACCAGTAAATTCGACATTACCGTCAAAACAAATAGTTCCGCCACAAGGGCTGGAAACATAGACATATGGCCCCCATACACCGGCATCATAATAGCTGATGGAAAACATGTGGTAACGACTGCTTCCATACGGGCCATAGAGATTAAAGCTCCCGGAATTACCTCCAGCAATAACATTGAATTCGCCACCATAGAACTCTCCGCCCTCGATGACCGGCGACCGAATTGTTGTCGAGTCAATGTAAGTAGAACGGATGTAGCTGGGCATTTCGATAGAATCTGCCAAACGATACGCCTGATTTGCTCTGGCATACGCGGCATCGGCAGCATCATAGGCATCGGCAGCATCTGAAAGTGCTCTGTTCGCCTGACTATTGGCTGTTTGAGCAAGGGAATAAGCGGGATTGTAATTCAGATTTTGATTGCTGACAGCAGCCCAGTTGATGGTGCTTCCGGCTCCCATGGTGATGTTTCCGTTGATAGTGATGACTCCGGTCGAACTTACTGCGAAAGTGATTTCTCCGGTGTTCCTGTTTCGGATGGTAATGCCGTAAAGATCGAGATAATCTGAAGAAAACTTATCCCCGCTCATCATGCTCCGGCCATAGCGATCAAGAAAATCAGACGCCTGAACGACACCCTTAAAGTCTCCGCTTGCCGCGACAAGCTGACCGCCAAAAGTTCCCGTTGCTCCAGAGAGTGTACCTGCAAAAGTCCCTCGGCGAGCAAACAGGTTACCATTTTCGTCGACTGTGAAATTTCCGTTGCCGATGTTGATGGAACCCTTTTTCATGGTCAGTTTGCCAGTCTCAAAGTCAAGGCTGAAGTTTCCACCGTAGTCTTTGAGAACCCCGGCCCTGATTACATCTGCATTGAGCACGCCTGTGGTAATGTAGTCAGCCACGATGGAGCCGTCCATTGTAATAGCCAACCCGAAAGTCTTACCGCCATCATTGGAGTAGCCAAGACCGTTCATGTTCCACTTCCACAGCTTATCGGCTTTCTTGTAATCCCGAACATTCGAGATATAAAGTGTCTCCGAGCCGTACTGGTCTTTGGTGATGGTGATGTAACCAGTTGTGGCCATATTCATGATCTGGGTCGCGTTTTCCTTGGCTTCTTTGAGAAGGGAATGAGCTTTCGGTAGCCCCTCGATCTTCTGCAAGATAGCAGCGCTGGTTTGATTGTTCACACTGGTAAGACTTGTTTTGACGCTATCACCAAGCGTGAATTGAGTCTGCTCCGGATTATCCAACGGGATTTCAAGCTTTTTAACCGGAAACATCCGATCTAACCCGTGGGGTCTGGAAATTACCCGAATCTCATCCAGAAGCTTTACCGCTTCCGTGTTGACATCCAGATAGTGCAGATCCAACGCGCTCAGCTCTAACTCCAAGTTGTCAAACTGGAGATCGGTCAAATAGGTCTTCGCTTTCTCTAACAGAACCGCCGGATCACTGACTTCGTCCCATGTGACAGTTTTTTCAATCCAGCCATATGCGGCCACAGCCTCATTAGACTGAACATACATACTGCCTTGGTTCACGCTTTCAACAGTCAAATAGGCATCCAGAGCTTCAATGGGGCTGTCTTCAAGCCGGTTTCCGAGGGGAATGATAACAGTTGCAAACTCAGTCGAATCCCATTTGCGAGTAAAGTCAATGAGGTTTGACCCAAACTGAATCACCTGACTACATGTGTCAGGATACTCTGCCAAGTAATCCAGATATCGTACCCCATTCACTTTGCGCACTCTGAGATGACCGCCGTACTGCTCGACCAAGGCATTGAGAATTGCCATGGTTTTCTCATAGTTCGTGTAATAGGTCGGAAAGTTTTTATCAACCACTGTCACAGCACCAAGAGTGAACCGCCGATTCGGGGTCACCTTGGAGTTATGGACAGCAATCAAACGCTCCAAATATGCACGAACTGAGAGGCCATTATACTCCGCCGGAGGCTGGGAGCTGTCGTTGAAGAACGCCATTTCTCCCTCGCAGTAAAGATCCCGATTATTCCAGAAATCCTTGTTCTCTGATAAGACACGTCCGGCCCAAATCTCTTCTCCGTCCTTCTGGACAGAAATATCCGTAATCATACGGATAATAGATGCGTAACCAACGTTCATCGGAGGAAGCTTCATTGACAGAGAACCAGCACCGTTGTCTTCCAACACCAGCTTCGGGTTCAGAACCTTCATGCTTCCGAGCGCAAACACATCGCTATAGATGCAAGCGCCGTCTGCGTAAATCGAATACATTGGTTACAACCTCCCTTGCCTGAAGTCAACGGATACGGTTCCAGAACCAGAATCGCACCAAAAGTAAATAGTAGCTCCCTGGTCTCCAAAGAATACAAACTCTGGAATCTGAACGGTTCCTTCTGGGAGCAGCTTGGTTTCATCAATTCCCAACTGCGGGTTTACGAAACGGACATGCATACCCCGGCGAGCTGTTGTGGAAACGAGAAATTTAGGGCAGACAGGAGCCCGCCCAAAAAGTTTTGCGTCAAGACGCCGGGCTATTGTCGAGGTGGTCACTGAGATGTTCTTGAAAATCGCCGCTCGAATAACTCCATTTTGAAAGTTAAACGGGTCCCAAAGCCAATCGTCAATAGACGACAATACCGACCACTTATATGGGCCGACACTGTAATCAATAGTGATACGAGACCAGTCTTTAGGGCTCTTCCAACTGTTCACGGTGAAACGTCCTTCATAGAAATACTCAGGATCATCCTCTAAGATAGCTCTCAGAGACTGGCCATGAAGATAGTCCATGATCTCTGAGTAAACAGAATGCCACGGTGCCTGCTCGATTCTTCCGGACTCCCAAGGTTCAAATCCATTTGGCACAATAAACTCAAAGGAGCCAGTTCTGTTTTGGAAAACCGGATACCCGGTGAGAGCTTGCGACAAATCAATGACGCCGTCCCCACCGGGTATGTCTATAGTTTTTACTTTTTGTGCAGGCGGGTTAAAAACAGGCCGAGAAGTGGGGACCAGATGCCAGTCATCCCATGTGTTCTTCTTGTTCTTCTCGCCGAAGTCAAATGTGATAGAATGATACATACTAAATCCCCCTTCCCCTAAAGGCTTGTTTCTGTCCAAGAGCTGCATCCAACGGATCGGCCATTTCACCGACCAGAGTACCAGTGTCCAGGACAACCTGCATCCGCTCCAAACGAGCGGTCATCTCTGCCATCTCGCTCCTCAAAGAACGAAGTTCCTGAACAACGCCATCGTTGTCAACGGTGACTGTCATTCCATCTTTGTCCAAGGTGGAGTTAAATGCCAGACTGGTTTGCCCAGCAAGGGCAAGTGTTCTTGTGTAGCCAAACAGGTTGTTAAGTTCCCCGGCCCCTCTGGCCACATCAGTGAAGTCCAACACAGGCCGGATACTCGGCTGCATATCGAACTCGCCATTGACCAAATCGGAAACAGTGGAGATTGCGTTGGAAAGGCCATCGGTTGCATACCCCGCCATATTGGCAGCGGCATCGTAAGATTTATCGGCGTAGTCCGTCAGCCCCTTCACAAAACCAAGACCGGTAAAGTTACCAAGTTCCTGGAATACCCGAGAAGGAGAGTTGATGTCAAGTGTGTCTTTCACAGCCTGAACACCGTCCAACGCCATCTGAGTCAAAGCATCCAGGAAATTGGGCTTTTCCTCTTCGACGCCAGCCTTAATGCCTGTTACGATCTGCTTGCCAGTCTCATCCCATCCGGCTTCCTTAAGGATCGCTTGAGCGGCATCGGCCATCTCTTGCGTTTCCTTTTCGGTATCCTTCTTGATAAGACCGACTTTCTCGCCAAAGGCCTGACGAAGTTCTTCCAATTCCCTGTTGGCATCGATGGTGACCTGGTTCATCTTGGTCTGCCAGGTGGCACGATAGTCATCCAGTTCCCGTTCAGCATCGACCCGAAGCTGAGCAATGTTGTTCTGGGTTTCGATTCGGAGCCCTTCCAGCTCACCAACAGCCTGCTCACGAGCTTGGGCGTGCTTGATAGACCAAAGTGCAGCATACTTCTCCAACTCGGAATCGCTCATGGAGTTGAGAGCTTTAATCTGCGCGATTGCGGACGGGCCCATCTC